TGCGCGGCGCACTGCATGAACGGAGACAGAGGTGGCGTTTACCTTGAGGGCGGCGCAATGAATGTCGTGCGCGCTCCACGGCTCCTGAATAGGGACGTGCTGATAGATCTTCTGTGCGGTTGAAGACTGCCCAGCCAGCAGCTGCTGGATGCGGGATTCGGTGAAAGCCATCAGTTACACCCCCTGCTGAAAATCCGCTGCGCTCGGCGCTGGCTGCCGTCATGGCGCACAAGCCGGTTATCAGCTCCACGGGTCATCAGAACCATGTCGTGATAGTTGCGGCTGAACCTGAAGCCTTCAGACTTAAGCAAGTCGATGGTTTTTTGCTGAGCCGGGGTCATGGGCACACCCCTTTGCCAAACTTCGCCAGCAACGCCACGCGCGCGGCCTGTCCATCAGACGGAATTCCCTGGCGTCGAATGGTTGCGTGAACAAAACGCTCGCCCTCCTCAATCGCCAGTTCGAGTTCGGTCTTCTGGCCGTCGTAGCCAATCCCGACCGCAATCTCTTCCAGCGGCTGGCCCTGTACGAGCATCCGAATGGTGATGTCGTAGGCGCGGTCGAAAATTTTGCTCGCCCTCTCCGATGGGAGGTCGGCCAGGTTATGCAGCTCGCACTGCAAGGCGGTGTGACGCACAGCTGGGTGGGACCAGGTCCGGGACGTGGCACGACTCGGGTGCGAGTTCTCCAGCGCCTCGCGAAACGCCTTGTCGTGAGACGGAATACCGAGCATCTCGGGGGTGGGCTGGCACCACTTGATGAACTTTCCGACGCTGGGCGCAAAGTCGCCGCCGAGCTTGCGGCAGTTCTGAATGCCGTAACGAATCTGTTCGATGCGGGTGATGCCTTCGGCCATGAACGCCTTGATCCAGCTCCGCTTAGCGGTTGCGAGCGTTTCCGCGTCTGGCCAGGCCTGCTTCCAGGCAGGGAAGATCGCCTGGAGCTCTCGGAACAGAGCATTGACGACTTCGGCGGTACCAGGCTCAAGCTGAGTAGGGGTGAACGGAATAACAGGGGGCAGATTGCCCATCGTTTCCATGATCGTGCTGGCGCTCTTGGCGGGCAGCTTTGCAACTTTGCTCATCACAGGCCTCCCAGGTCATCAGCCCAACTGGTGTCGTTGAAATCGGGAGTTTGGCCCTGCCCGGCAGCCTTCACCCGCTCGCGCTTCACCCACTGCACGAGCCGGTAGCACCAGCCTGAACCAGAGTCGACGGTGGTGGGCCGGGCGACAAAGAACCCTTTGAACGCTCGAATCGCAGCATCGGGAACGGCATCGACAGGCAGCCCAGCGATCGAGACCTGGTCGGACAGGGATTTGGTGTTTGGCTCCCAGGCGGCGAACATCGCGAACCGCTGGCTCGGCGCCGGGCACTCGGCGGCGGCGAGATCTTGCTCGGCAACCTCGGCATCCAACTCGCGCTGCAGCTGCTGCTCTTCGGTTACTTGATGGTTAAGTGATGTATTGGGTGCAGCTGCTGCACCCCGTTCTGCGTTTTCCTGCACCCCGTTCTGCTGTGAGCTGCACCCCGTGCTGTCATCTGCACCCCGTTCTTTACGGGGTGCAGCATTTGCACCCCGCTTGATTTGAAGGTCGTACACAACAGGGCGGCGGTCGCGGCGATCGATATATGCGGCGGCAATGGCCTGATTGCCTTCAACGATGAAACCAGCCCGCTCCAGTTCGTCCAGTTTCAGGCGCACCGTGCGCTCGGACAGGCCAGTGTCTTCGGACAGTGTGGCGGCCGAAGGGAATGCGCCCCGGCCGTCGCTACCGGCGTAGTTGGCCAGGCACAGTAGAACGTGACGGGCTGAGGGATTTTCGAGGGAAGCCTTCGGCAGTGCGAGGGCCCATGACATTGCTTGAACACTCACAGCTCGGCTCCAATGTTCTTTTCGGCCAATCGTGCGAGGCCTTTTGGGGTTACGAGGGGCTGGAACGCAGCGCGGTCGATACCGGTTTCGGTGTCGGGCTTCAATGCGGTCACTTTGTGTTTGAGGTAGCCGGACCGGATGCGTGGTTGCATGGCGATCCACCGGGACGAGCCACCGCGGCGGTAGATCCACCGGTTCGCTTGCATCCAGTCGAAGAGCTTCGACGGCGGAACACCCAACTGCTTGGCGGCATCCGTGATGCAAATAGCGCCCTCGGCGGCGGCCAAACGTCTGATGGCAGCAACCTTCGGCGCCTGGAGCTCGATCACACCGAGAAGTTGGCTATTCTCACGGGCTTGATCTGCCGCCAACTGCAATGCTTCGGCGTAATTCGCAGGAATGCGAGGAGCGCCCCGCTCTTCCAGTTCGCGCCAGCGCCGGACTACTGCCAGACGCATCTTGGCGCTGTAGCCTGTCAGCAGCGTGTCAGTCAGCTCGCGATCAAGGTGGAAGCACGGCAGGCTGCGCCCGGTGCCATCTTTGTACTGAGCCGAAAACTCGGCCGAGTCAATTTCGAGTTCTGCGAGCATCGAGCGGATGTCGACCAGCACGTGCTTATGGGCCTTGCCAGTCAGATCCGCGATCTCGCGCGAGGACATCACCTGACGCGACAGGGTTTGGTGCTGGTGGGAAACTGACGAATCAGGTGGGGTATTGCTCTGGGTGGTCATGGTGTGCATAATCGGCCTCACAAGTGTTGTTGAAGAAGCCGGTCTAGCCACCGGCTTTTTTATTGCCTGCGATTTGGCATCTCAGTCTCTGCGTCGGAACGCTTGAATGGTTCCTGTCATGGCTCTCGGCCTTGTCCTTCTCGTCAGCTCTTGCTGAATTCCCAGCTTCGCCAGCTCTGCCAGGGTCATCCCCCGCTTCGCCGCCTCTGCTTCCAGCAATCGAATCTCTTCCGGGTCAAGTAACTCTCCAAGCTCCATGCCTTTTTCTTCCGGCATATCGCCTCCAGTCCCTATCGGGTCCCTACTGAGTCCCTACGGTTTTGCTTTAGGCTGCTCGGTCGTCGCGGATAGACTTGCCAACAAGATCAAGCAGCCAAGACTTCAATACCTCGCGGGCCAGAACCGACTTTTTTGTTCCATGAATCTGCGCGGCGTAATCGAGAAGTCCTTCGTATTTGTCATCCAGCAGGACCTTGATCTGGTTGACGTGCTTTTCGTTTGGGCGTGGTTCTTCTGGCATATCGGTATTGCTCCTTGCGGCTGATGAAGTGGTTAGGCGGCAGATTTTTGGGACGGAAACGGGCGCTGCTCCTTCGCCTGGAAGCTGCCGTCAGGAAGCTCAAGCACGCGGATGTCCCGTTTTGCGGAAAGCGCTTTGTGAATTGCCGGGGCTGTCACACGAAGGAGCCTTGCGGCTTCGGACTGCCCTTTATCAGCAACGAACTTGTCGAGGGGGGTCTCGTTCATGATCAGGCCTCGGTTGTAGATGAGGCGAATATTAACCATCTGTTAATTTTTAATCAATACCGATGGTTTCTTCTTATTTTTAACCGTTGGTATACATTCGCGCGATGACGAAGAAACGACTCCTACCGCCCGAGCTAATCGCTGAGTGCGCAGCCGCGCACGATTTGTTCCTCTCGAAGAAGAACGAGCTGAAACTCAGTCAAAAGAAAATCGCCGATGAGGCGGGAATTACCCCGGCCGCCGTGAACCTGTATTTCAAAGGTATTAACCCCCTAAACGCTAAGTTCGCCGCTGTGCTCGCCCGCATGCTCGACGAGCCGGTATCGGCATTCAGTCAGCGCATTGCTGACGAAATAGCGGAAATGACCAGGACTCCCGCTAAGGCTGTGGTGAGTGGAGGAGCGAGCTCCGCCGAAAAGGTAATGGAGATGATCCGCAAGCACGCGGGAAAATCCTTGAATGTGGATGCTCAGGAAAAGATCGCAGCAGTAGCGCTTGAGGCCGCCGGCGAAACTCAGGGAAAGGTGATCCAGGCTGACTTTTCGGGTTTGAAAGCTAAGCCCGAAGAAATCGTCATCCGCCAGTACGACGTGCGAGCCTCGATGGGCCATGGCCAAGTGCCTAGCGACTACAATGAAGTCATTCGCAACCTGATCATCCGCGAAGACGTGTTGCGCGAAAAGGGCGTGACCTATACCTCCCCTCACTCCCTGGCAATGATCACGGGCTGGGGCCAGTCGATGGAAGGGACAATCAACGACAAAGACCCGCTCATTGTTGACAGGGGCGTCAATGAATACGCGGGCGATGGGATTTATGTGCTGACCTGGCACGAACATTTGTTTATCAAGCGGATTCAGTTCTTGGATGCCGAGAGGTTCCTGCTGGTATCAGATAATCCGCACGTTCGGGATCAGGAGGCGCGGATTGAGGATGTTACCGTCCACGCGAAGGTGCTGCTGATATGGAATGCACGAAAGGCGTGAGAGTCGGCAAGGTAGTAGACGCCAAGTGGCCGAGGTCGATGCTGGGGTGAATATCGAGTTGCGGAGGGCTATCGAATAGTGAGCGACTATAAAAATACGGATATCGAAATCTTTTATGATGAAGCCGTCAGATTCTTCAAGAGCCAGTCGAGCCCAGGAAGATGTCCGATGTGCGAGTCTGTCACGTGGTCATTACCCGTACTAGAATCGCACTCCCCATTGTCCCTTTCTCATAGCGGCCTACTCGCAGCGGATGGTACGCCGGTTCTAGAGCTGAAGTTGCTGTGCAATTCCTGTGGCTTCTTCAGATCTCACCGTGCCAGCTTTATTAGAAAATGGCTGGATGCCAATCCTCAGGCGCAGGAGCCAGAACGTGTCTGATCACCAGATTTTCACACCGGATCATCTTCCGGCAGGTCGCAAGAGTGACAAAGAGGGCGGTCCGGGCAATACTAGCGGTCAAGAACCGCCTGGAGGCGACCCAATGGAAGCGCGCGTGGCAAAGCTCGAAAGTCATGTTGAATACATGCGCCGAGACATATCCGATCTCCGATCGGACGTGAAGGCTATGGCTGCCGATGTCGTGTCTCTGAAGCTAGCTACCTCGACTGCAGGGACCAAGCTTGATCACATTGACAATCACATGGTCACCAAGGGTCAGCTATCCCTCTACGCCCTCCTGACGCTACTCCCAATCGTCGGTGGTGGGTGGTGGATTGTTCAGCAATATCTCGCCCCTCTGTTGAAAGCTCTACCTCATTGAGTGCAAGCGTCAAGCAAAATAAGCCCGGCTCAGCGCCGGGCTTTTCGTATCTGCCTACGCGTGATGCTCCAGGTACTCGCTAAGTGCCTTGCGCGTCAGATCGTTCAGCGAAATGCTTTGCCGAGTTGCCGCCACACTGGCAGCCAAATGCAGATCGTGCCCTACCCTCACGTTAAACGATCCCTTGCATGGAACCTCGGGCTCATGATTGAGCGATTCGCAGGTCGCCAGATAATCGTCCACCGCTTCGTGGAATGCCTTGGTTAGCTCGGCAACCGTATCCCCCTCGTAGCTGACCAGAGAACGGATGAACTGAAGCTTGCCAAACAGGCAATTATCCTCCGGGCTTGCCTCAATCGATCCGTAGTAGCCTCGGTATTGCAGCATGGTGCTCATTAGATCAATCCTCCTGCTTTTAGGTGGTCAATCACCTGTCGTTTGACGTATGCCTTGATCTCGTTGCCTGGGTGAGGCTTGTGGAGGTTTATCATCGCGTGCGGGTTGCCATTGTCGAATTTCACCCGGCTGCCGCTGCCTTCAATCTGGTGATAGCCCAGACAGCCCAACAGCGAAACCAGCTCTGGCCAGGTAAACCCTGCCTGTCTATTCAGCAGCTTGGCGATCAGTTTCTCTTGCTTGGACATGAAGGCTCCTTATCTGCGACTAACTTTAGTTGCACTTGGATTATCGGTCAACCTTCAACGACCTGAAACCGTAGCCCGCCGCTCAGCGGGCTTTTTTGTGCCTGTCAAAAAGGTGCTGGCTCTTCCTCCATAGCATCAACCTCACCTACCTCCAGCGCTCGATCCTCATCCGTGGGTTTCTCCCACTCGATAAGCACCTCGCCATCATCCTGAAATGTCACCTCCACTCCATCGGTTTCCGAAAGAAGGCCCATCACTTCGTCCCATGCGTCGTCCTTGTCAGTGTCAAGCCGATGGATCAGTGCTGAGCACCTTTCCTGCGCCCTGGGCGAATTAATCATTCCCGACACCCGCAATCCTAATCGCTCTACGCCGGTCATCTCCTGCCGCACTACTGGCTTTGTCTGTTTTTTTGCGCGCGCCATTTAGACCTCCTTAACTGTATGCATATCCAGTAAAAGCAAAATCATATAGCACGCAGATCAAAATAAATTAACCATCGGTATTGACGTTAAAATATACCGATGGTTAACTACACCTATCGCAGCGCTTCATTACTGCGACAGGGCCTGATCAGGGCCTGCGCTCTTTAACAACCTGCGCCATGAACGACTACCCGGCCAAACCGGTTAGGTCACTCCCGGCACCATCGGTGGGAGGTCAGTAAACCGAAGGAAACAAACCGCTGCGCTTGTGAGGCGACCGGCGCCAGACGAAAGCCAATGAGGGGCTCAGTCTGGCGAGGTGATGACCGAACTGTGCGAATGACCCGGACAGGCGCAGTGAGTGAGAAGACCGAGAGCTTCACTGAAGCACCTGGGCGACCGGGTGCTTTGGGAATCCACTGGAGGAGACCACATGAACAAGGTCATCCGCATCACCCTGCGCGGCGAGCTGCAGGTGTTCACCAACAGCGACCTGGCCGCCTGCATCCGCGAGGCTAACCGGCTCAACACGGAGCGCGGATATCGCAACGGTGTCTGCGTGGTCGAGCTGAAAGACGGGCAGCGAATGACGGCGGCTGACTGTAAAGCCGCTGCTTGACGATTTCACCGGCTGGCCTTGGAGACAGGGCCAGACGGGAAATCACCACACCCGAGGAACGACCATGTCGAACACCCAAGACTCACGCCTTCCGAAATTCGTTGTTCGCCTCCCGGACGGTCTGCGCGATGAAGTCGAAGCGGCCGCCGATGCAGCCGACACGTCCATGAACACCATCTTCGTCCGCGCCATTCGCCAGTATTTGGACAAGCAAAACCGTCAGGATCTGCTGCTGGAGGCGCTGGCCAAAGCCGCCGGTATCTGATCGGCGTTGTCACCGGGCTATGCCTGGGCATGGTGATGTGATTCCGGTTTAGCCGGTAAGGCTCATCGATGGACGCAACACCCAAGCACGTCACGATCGAGGTGAAACACGCGGCCGGTGCCATGAAGTTCGATGGCGATCTCGCTGAAGGACTATTCCTCGCCGCCCGGCACCTAAGTGCTCAGGAACGGCTGGATCTGATAGCGCGGCTGCAAGCCAGGCACGCCGAGATCGAAGGCGAATGGCGATAGCAGAACCAGCACCAGCCTGACGATAACTGCCCTATCACTTCGAAAGAGGCTGCATCGGAATGTCGGCGGGTCATGAAAAAAGCATCTCCAGAGCAATCGGATTGTGGCGAATACCCGGACGTCGATTGCAGAAAATGGTGTGGACCGACATTCCAATGCAGCTTCCAAACCCAATCAAACCCGCACGGAGCAATCAGTAATGGACCAAACCCTTCAGCAACTGCTGGCCGAACGCGTCAGCACATACGCCTTGTCCGAGCGCCCGCGCCAATTGATCGACGAAGGCATCGACAAGATGTTCAAAGGCGTCATCGAGGACGCCTTCCGTTCCTACGGCACCATTGGCGAGGCAATCAAAGAAGCAGTCAAGAAAGCGTTCCCGGCAAATGTCACCGACGTTTTCGAACTTCAGCGCTACAACGCCATGATCGCCACCGCGTTGCGGGAGCGGTGGGAAGCCTTCGGTATGGAATCGGCGATTCTCGCCCAGGCCGATGCATCCATCACTGAGGTTCTGACAGGTGAAGGCCTGCTCACCGGCGAAGTTTCGCTGAAGGCGCTTCTGGAAGAGTTTATCGACGCTCACAAGGAAGAAGCCGCCCAAGAGCAATGGGGCGCACCGGAAATACGGATAACAGAGGACGACTCCCATCAGCGGAAATTCGTCCATATCTACTTCGATCCTGCACCCGAAGGCAGCGATCGATACAGCTACACCCAAGAAAGGCGCGGCGACTATTCGCTGAAACACAACCTCCACGTGATGATCGAGGGCGAGCGAGACACTGAGGATCGCTGGCGGCCAAAAGTTGAGTTCGGCCAGGTGTACAGCGCCCAGCTCGACGAGAAAAAAATCTCGCTGAAGAAGAGCGTACGCAGCAAGTGGGAACGGATGCTCGCGTCTCTGTACTTCGGCAACGCCGTTCTTCTGATCGACTGCGAAGAGGGCGATTTTTCCTACGGCTTCGATGACTGAACCAACCTCCTGCGCATTCGAAGAGTGCGCAGCGGGATGGCGAAAGCCTTAACGGAATTGCCGCTTCACGGGCCTACGGCAATATAAAAAATCAGTGACCCCGTCAGAAGGTTGGAGACCTTCCCGATGCCCTGGAACGCTTTGACGCTGACCAGGCTGCATCGGAGAGTGATCGAAGCGTGCCCGAGCGGGCTGCAGCGCTAGGATCGCAAAGCCCCGTAAATGTCCTGAGCCGGTACGAGCGAGACGGCCAATACCAAAAACGCGGCGGGAAATAAGCAGGCGTTGCGCCCTGGTGCTTCGATCACTCTCCGATGCGGACGAGAACACACTGCGAAAGCGGCCCCCTGCATCAAACCTACAGCCCGGCGAGCGCCCGCCATCATCCGGCGCGCATTCACACGGAGGATTTGCAGCCATGTAAATGACAGCCTGCCGGCCTTGCCTCATGCAACGCCTGGCGAAGTGGTTCACGTGCGGAGGTGTGTATGAGCCAGCAACAACGGAGAGCCCTGCGTCGACAGGGCTTTTCTTTATCCGGCGTTTACCCGCCAGCACTCTCCCCTGCGCCCAACGGCAACAGGCAGGCGGTCAGAGTGCTGCCGAGTACACGCAACCATCGAGGAAAGGACATGCACCCACAACTTCAACAGCGCGTGGATGGCCTGACCGCCATGCACGCACGTACTCAGCTCGCCACTGCAGAGTTCTACGCCATGATCGGTAAAGAGCCACCAGCACAGAAAATTCGCTATCAGGTGAAGAGCGTTGGCACCAGCGCTTACCACATCGTCGAGATCGCAACAGGCAAGGTGCGCGGCTTTCGCTTCACCTGGAAAGAGGCAGTCAACTTCGCCCAGGTCCTTGAGGCTCGCGCCGATAGTGTGAAAGTCACGCTGTCACAGGCGGTGCTGCAATGATCGGCGAAAGCATTCCAGACCAGCACAAGCAGGCCAGCGCGCAACTGGCGGCACAGATCGATCACTACCTGGCGACCGGCCACCGCATCGAATTGGTTCCCGCAGGCAAAAGCGGCGAGATTCCGTTTACCGCGATCGGCAATCACCCGAGCAACCTGAAGGCGAAGCGCAACAAGCATGTGCCTCGAGTTCGCTCCCTGGCAGCTCAGGGCATGACGGCATCGGCAATAGCCACCACCATTGGCCTGGACAGCCGCACCATCCGGCACATCGCAAAAGAGAACGACATCAGCCTGACTGAACCGGCCTGATGCGCAAGATCAACAAACGCGTACATCAGCGCCGCCGACAAACCTGGCCGGATCTGTCAGCGCACCAGTTTTACGAGGCACCCAATGGAAAAGACAGCAGCTGCGAAGCACTCGGCGGATTACCGGGCGCGGCAGAACGCAGCAAAAACGAAAATGGGAATCGAGACACTGAAGATTGACATGCCGATCAGTGTCCGCTCGGGACTAACGGCGGCAATGGCTGATCACGGTTACAGCCAGTTGCAAGAGCTCTGGCAAGACTTGGCGCTGTCGTTTTTGGCGTCTCCGCACGAAGAACAGGCGCGACGGCTGAGAAAGCCTGACGCGTCAGCTTTCGTGCTTACCCCAAAGCTGGCGCGTCAGTTGAAAGAACTTGGAATGGCGGAGCCCGATCCAGAAGAAGAGTGAACTGACTGGGTGATGGGGTCAATGCGCAAGCGCTATGCCAGCAATCGCCACGGCAATCTCTGCCCAAAACGCTACGCCGAGGCCTTGTTCCAAGATCCATGCCTTGAGTTTGGACTTCTCGAGAATTTTCGGGGATTTGGACCGCTGGACGTCAGACCATGCTTCGGCTAGAACGTCCCTCGGTGGGTTGATCTGGAACCTCTGCAGGATCTGCATAAGTTCTGGTGATACTTCTGGGGCGATGTGTAGGAATTCTTCGGCGTGGGCATGGCTTTTGTTCTTTGCGTCGATGCCCACGTCAGCCACGATAGTAGCCTTGCCTACCGTGAAAGTGCTGTCATCCAGTTTGATTCCAGTGCTCACATCTCTTACTCCATGGCATTTTTTAAATTTTACCGCTGAACCGCAAGGGCATAGAGCGTTCCTTCCAGGCTTAGGCTCATAAGCCTTCGAGGGAGTAATTATGTCGACTGACAGCTCGCTGAACACGTTTCCGGACGAATTGTTAATCTCCATTCCAACGTCAGCTACGCCACCAACGACTATTCGGACAGTGCAGTGGTGAACTTTGTTCATGACCAGGACCTTTGACATACCTTACCTCTTCTAGGCAATCGGCAATCGCCGGCTTGTGTCACCATGTATAGCCCACCACCAACCTATTCGCCACCGAACTTTCGGAGGCTTTCGCATGGAGGACGCCATGAGCGATTCGTTTCAGCGAAAGAGGCCGACGACTGCCCGCAAGCCTCACTGGTGCCAAAGCTGCTGTCGTCAGATCGCACCCGGCGAGAAGTACATGGGATACGCCGGAAAGTGGGACGGAGATTTTTACACCGCCAAGCTCTGCTTGGGCTGCGAATCTCTATACCACCTGGTTTGGGAATTTGACGCAGAACACGGCGACACGCTGCAGGACGAAGGTTTGGCGTTCAACCAAATCTTTGAGGTGGCCACCGTGTTCGAGCTTATCTGCTACGTGCCGATTACCCCACCACCGCATCAGCCGCCATGGCCGTAATCAAGCGCAATCAGCATCTCGCCAAGACTGGCACTGTCCTTCGACCGGAGGAGCATGCTGATGATTCAGCAGGCCCCAGGGGACGAGATTCTAACGCCTCAACAAGCATGACAGTCGTAGATCATGCAGAGAGCAACATCTATGGCATCCGCAAGTTCCAGAACTCAAAGGTTGTTGAGGTCGAAACCAGAGTTTCCCGAGCATTCGAGCATTTTGCTCAGATACGTTCCAACATTGCTGTTTTTCTCATAGATGATCAGAGCATATTCATCTGATGAAATATGATCTGTGTACCCAGCATAAGTGAGACCTGGCTGCTGAAGCTCGGTGCTGTGCAGATGGTCGCGCCCTACGTACATAGCGCAGATCAGTTGACCTTGAACCTTATCTGAGTAGGCCGACAGCATCGATTTAGCCTGGCTCTGAGAGACCGCGCCGGCGCCGATGAAGCTCTGGATTGCATCGTAAACATTGCCTGTCATTGCTTGATTCCTTTTCTGAATTGTTGATCCCGGCCCATGCCGGTCACCACGTATAGCCCACCACGAACCTATTCGCCACCGGACTTTCGGAGGCTTGATTCTGCATGGAACATTGCCATGTTCAAAAAGACTTTCAGCGAAAAAGGCACGTTCAAGGCGTTGCACGCTGCCCAGCACTGGCTGACTGAAAACGGGTACAGCTATGGACCTACATGCGTCATGCACCCCGCGCCAGTACTCAAAGGCGACTTCATCATTGCCAAATGGCGCAACTTGACGAAAACGGAGATCAAGGCTCTAGATGGCTGGTTTGACGGCGCCCTGCGTGAAGGTCCGGTGACAGTGATTTTGAAGGTTGCGCCTGATCACTCCACTACCAGCGCATCTACCGCCCTCTCAATCTCCAAGATCGCTTCCGATACGTACCAGCTGCTATAGGCCGGATCGATTATCAGGCTATCTGCCGCGGCCTCGGCGAGCGCATTGACATCTACGCCCTGTTCCCTAGCCGTTGCCAAAACTGCTTTCAGCGCAATCTGCAGCGCCATTTCCTTGCCTTCAAACATTAGCTGCACTCCTTTGCGGAGAGCGTAGGCCATTTTCCCACTCGTATGGAATCGAACTATGATCCAGCAGCACCAGATACTGGTCGGCGACTGCATCGAGATGATGCGCACGCTACCAGACAAGTCAGTTCACACCTGCGTGAGCTCTCCGCCCTACTTCGGTCTGCGCGACTACGGCGTAGAGGGCCAGATCGGCCTGGAGGAAACGCCCGCCGAGTTCATCGCTCGATTGGTCGACGTTTTCCGCGAGGTGCGTCGAGTACTCCGCGACGATGGCACCGCCTGGGTGAATATGGGTGATAGCTACGCCGGTAGCTGGGGCGCGCAAGGCAGGCCTCAAGGTGACGGCCAGATGTCCGGGCGCAGCGTTACTTCAGCCCGCCAGATCAACGAGCACCCTCGGTTCAAATCCGGTACCGGCGTGCGCGGCCGCGAGATGGGCATGAAGTCGAAAGACCTGATGGGCATGCCATGGCGCTTGGCATTCGCGCTGCAGGACGACGGCTGGTATCTGCGGCAGGACATCATCTGGAACAAGCCGAACCCGATGCCGGAAAGCGTGCGCGACCGGTGCACCAAGTCGCACGAATACATCTTCCTGCTGAGCAAATCGAAGAAGTACTACTTCAACCAGGCAGCCATCCTCGAGCCCTGCTCCCCGAACACCCATGCTCGGCTGTCTCAGGACGTCCAGGCGCAGATCGGCAGCGAGCGGGCCAATGGCGGCACCAAGAGCAACGGCAATATGAAGGCCGTGGCGCGCAAGTTGAACGGCGTTGGCTGGGGCCATGGCACTGACTCCGATGAGCGCCAGCGCGGCAGGGTCAAAGACAACCAATCGATGAACTCTGCTCTCGCGATCATGCCAACCGAGCGGAACAAGCGCAGCGTTTGGACTGTGGCCACACACAGCTTCAAGGGCGCCCACTTCGCCACATTTCCGCCTGACCTGATTAGGCCCTGCATTCTGGCCGGCGCGCCACGCGGTGGCACAGTGCTCGACCCGTTCGGCGGTGCCGGTACCACGTCGCTGGTTTCGATGCAGGAGGGTCGCCGGTCGATCATCTGCGAGCTGAACCCTGATTACGCGGCAATGGCGCGGGCTCGTACCGAGGCTGCCTGGCTGGACGGCGCGGCGCAGATGGACGTCTTTCACGACGCGTCCCCAGCAGCTTAAGTAGTCCCTCTTAGCTAGAAAATGGGCAAGGCTTCGGCCTGATGTACTCCATGAACTCAGCCCGCGCACCAGAGGCTATGGACTCAAGTGCCTCGTACTGAGCGTACTTTTCGCCTGTATCCAGGGGCCAATGTTCCACAAAAAAATCATCAGCGGCATCTTCGGCCTGATTCTTCGCGAGCTGAAGCTTGCGGGCCGGCCCGATGGAAAAATCGTCAGTCATCAAAAACCTCCATAGCTCAGCCCAATGCTGAGTTGAATACAGATAGCCCACCTTTCCAAATCACGCCACTGGCGAGGATCCCCTATGTCTGCACATCAGAAGAAACACCCCTTCGATTTCAAAACTCAGTACGGCCTTGGCTTCGATCCGCAAGACGATGAGATCGTCGTGGACTTCTTCTGCGGCGGTGGTGGCGCCGGTACTGGGCTGGAAATGGGCCTCGGTCGCAAGGTCAGCGTGGCGAAGAACCACAGCGCCAAAGCGATCAGCATGCACACCATCAACCACCCGGGCGCCAAACACTTCACCACCGATGTGTTCGACGGCGATCCGGATACCGAGTGTGGCGGCAAGGCGGTGGGCTGGTTCCACATGTCGCCGGACTGCACCCACCACAGCCAGGCCGCCGGCGGGCAACCGCGCAAGCGCGAGATCCGCAACCTATCGTGGATCGGCTTGAAGTGGGCAGGCAAGAAGAAGCCCCGAGTCATCAGCTTGGAAAACGTGAAGCAAATCCTGCAATGGGGCCGGCTGATCGCAAAGCGAGACAAAGCGACCGGCCGCGTCATCAAGCTGGGCGGCGCGATCGCTGCACCTGGTGAGGTGGTGCCTGTAGACCAGCAGTTCCTGATTCCAGATCCGAAGCAGCGCGGGCGCACCTGGCGCCGATTCGTGGCCCTGCTTGAAGGCATGGGCTACGTCGTCGAATGGAGGGTGATCAAGGCCTGTGACTTCGGCGCGCCCACCAGCCGCGAACGGCTGTTCATGCTTGCCCGTTGCGATGGGCAGCCGATTGTCTGGCCAGAACCGACTCACGCCAAGAGGCCGGCCAAGGGGCAAAAGCCCTGGCGCACCGCCGCGGAGTGCATCGATTTCTCCGACCTGGGAAAAAGCATTTTTGGCCGCAAGAAGGACCTGGCCACCGCCACGCTGCGGCGCGTAGCGAAAGGCATGAAGAAATTTGTGATCGACAACGCAACGCCCTTCATCGTGCCGATTGCCAACTGGTCCGGCGAAACCGTTCAGTCGGCAGGTCAGCCCCTGCGCACAGTCACCTCATACCCGAGAGGCGGCGCGTTCTCGGTCGTCAGCCCGGTTATCGCGCCAGCCACGCACCAAGGCAGCGACCGCATCAACGATCCACTTGAGCCGCTGCCGACAGTGACGTGCGCCAACCGCGGCGAGCTGACGCTGATCAGCCCCACGCTAGTTCAGACCGGTTACGGCGAGCGGGACGGTCAAGAGCCGCGGGTACCGGGATTAGATCAGCCCCTTGGCACCGTGGTCGCCGGCGGCGTGAAGCACGCATTGACCAGCGCTGTTCTGGTCGGAGCTGGGGGGCCGGAGTATGCCGGCAAGCCAGCGGCGGCAGACCACCCAGTCGGAACACTCATGACGCAAAGCCATCGCGCGATCGCCGCGGCGCACTTGGTGAAGTTCAGGTTTGATGATGAAGGCAAACCGCTGGACGAGCCGTTGCCGACGATCACCAGCGGCGGCAACTACCAGCGCCCGGCCGGCGCCGCGCACGCAATGGGCATCGCTACGGCGTTCATGGCCCAGATGAACGGCGGCTTCAACGCCACGCACGCTAAAGGCGCTGACGAGCCGATGACCACAGTCACCAATACGGGCAGCCAGCAGCAGCTGGTTACCGCGAACCTGGTGCATCTGCGCGGCAACTGCGACGCACGTGATTCCGCCGAGCCGCTCCACACGGTCAGCGCCGGCGGGACACACCACGGGCTGGTCACCGCTTTCATGGAGCGCCAATTCGGCGCCAGCGTCGGCCAGGACTTGGATGAGCCAGCGCCAACCATCACGGCGGGCGGCGGGGGCAAGAGCTCGTTGGTCAGCTTCGAACTGTCTCCCGAGCATGAAGAAGGCGCGTTGCGCGTCGCTGCTTTCCTGATCAGCTACTACGGCACCGAGAACATGAGCGGTTGCGATCAGCCAGCGCCGACGATCACCACAAAGGATCGCCTAGGCCTGGTCACCGTTATGGTGAAGGGCTCGCCGTATGTGATCGTCGATATCCGATTGCGGATGCTGCAGCCGGCCGAGCTCTACCGGGCGCAGGGCTTCCCGACGGACTACATCATCACGCACGGCGCCGACGGCAAACCGTTCACGAAGACCGAGCAGGTCCACATGTGCGGCAACAGCGTCAGCCCTCCGCCGATGGCCGCCCTCGCCCGCGCCAACGATCCATGGCGCGCTGCTCAACGCCAGGCCTTCGCCGCCTGACACAAGCAGCCTATAAAAGTCAGCAGACAGTCTGACAGCAGTTACCGTTGTGTCAGGCCCACTTTCAAACTTCGTGTTTAGGCGGAATTCTGCGGGACGAAACGTGTGACTGAGTGGCTCGATGTGCTGCATATCCTCTTGCTATTCCCCATGCCACGCCATCATCTGGCGTCGCGTGCAGCGTCGCGAACAGCTCTTCGTAGAGTGCTTGTCCATTCCTGGTGAAGATCGAGACGAAGATTCCACACACGCCGTGGGGTTTCATCCTGATCTCGACGTTGAGCTGCGCGCCACCCGGCAGAATTTCATCATACTCAGCGTTCGCGCTGCCTTGGGATATCCACTCTAAATATGCAGCGCCTCTGATACGCATGATCGTGCTCCATCATTATTGTGGCCGAATAATATCACCTCCAATTGGATCCGAGTGCATCTTTGCCTCCAAGTGGAGCCACGGCTTTCCAAACCCTCATACCGCTTCGAACCTCGAAACCACCTTCCAGAAATCACATATCGAAAAGTAACCTGATTGGGTTACAGGGATATCGCTATGCCAAATGAAAATGTGAAAAGCCAGCCTCAACCAATGGGCTACGTAAATCGGGAGGACGCCCGCAACCTTGAGGCCGGTGTCGCCGACTGCATGCTAATCATGCGGCAGCCGACTGGCCGTTTCGAGCGTCCGGTATTTGCCCAGCCCGCAGTGAACGATTCCAGTCAGGCGGGTTTCGGCTGCCCCGTTCCAACCTCAGCAGCGCGCGCAGGCCGGATTTACGTCGCGGGACCAATGACAGGTATCGCTGACTACAACTTCCCAGCCTTCAACGCTGCGGCGGCAATGTTGAGGGCAAAGGGCTGGCTCGTTGAGAACCCTGCCGAGCACTCCCTTGCTGATGGCCTGGAGTGGGCGGACTACATGGCCTATGACCTGACACGCCTCGGCCTTTGCGGAGCCGTGTACCTGCTACCGGGATGGGAAAATTCGAAGGGCGCGACGATTGAAAAGAATCTGGCGTGCGCGTTGGGAATGACCGTTCATTTCGCCAACGCCGCCGACCAGGGCGAAGTGGGCACGTATCCGCAGGAGGGGTTATGAGTCAGGAGTTGAATCAGGATTGCGCGATTTGCCTGTCACTGGGCGACATCTGCGTGAGCTGCGAAGAGCAAACCGCCGCTCTGGCGCCGGCTGGCGTGAAACCGGTAGTGCATCGCTACCGCGTCGTGAAAATGCTGTCCGAGGACGGCAATAAGATCGATTACAAGCCGCACGGACCCTGGGTCGTTATGGCAGATATCCACCACGATCACGTCACCCGCCTGCAGGCCGAAAACGCCGCACTCCAACAGCGCTTGAATGTTGCAGATCAGCGGGTTGATGAGCTGAATACGGCTCTGGAAACCTGCGGCAGGTGGTTCGCCAAGCACTCGCCCACCGCTCCGCTCATTGGTGGCTTCGGTGAGGCTGAGCATCCGATGATCACCTTCATTCGTGGCGCGCAGTCCGTGCCAGCAGCGAAGGTCGATTGCGGCAACTGCGCTTTCGTTGATGGTGTCTGCTCCACCGGCTGCGAGACACAGCGTATTCGCGCTGCTCAGCAATAACCCCGACGCCCGTTCGGCCCCACCCTATCCCTATTGCCTGCTGCGTATGCGGCGAGGACGAAGTCATGCCTGAAGAAAATGCAGTTCCACTCAATAGCGCCGCACGTGATGTGCTCGCCGAGCGCCAGCGGCAAATCTCGGCGGAGGGCTACTCTCTGTATCGCGATGACCTCTACGTGAAGGGAGAAATGGCCGAGGCCGCCTCCACCTATGCCCGTTGTGCAGGCCACCCCGGGATGATGAGTTCGGGTTGGCCTTGGGGCCAGCACACATTCAAGCCCAGTGACGACCGGCGTCGGGATATGGTCAAGGCTGCAGCACTGCTACTGGCTGAAATTGAGCGTCTTGATCGGCTGCCGTTGATCAAACATTGGCCGGTACGCCGTGACGAGAACGGTTTCTCTCAGCACCCCGATCTTCCAGATTTCGACGAGGGTGACGGCGACAAGTGCAAAGCCTGGATCGCTGAACAGGGTCTTGAAGTAGTCAAGGCTGAACTCGAGTACCACAGCGATGAAGCTGTATCTGAGCGCTACTTCGAAGCCGACGACCCGGATTGCAGCTACTGGGAGCCAGATCGCCCAGACGGTGAAGGCTGGTTCTGCCTGGCTATCCATGACACTGACGATGGTCCTGTCTGCTGGTGGGCGCGACGAGTGGTGACGCCATGAAGTCCTACCCGCTGGAAATTGAGTCTGTCGGCAGTGACACCTACATCGCCATGAGCCGCGGCCACCACGACCTTGACGCTTTTATGGCAGAGGCTGTTAAGGAATGCCCGGGCTGGTTCTTGGGCGGACCAAAGCACATGTGGTGCAAGTCGATGCCAGATCGATCAGGTGAGTTCAGCAGCCGTTATGTGTTCGTTGAGCCTGACACCCGCGGCGCCTGGCCCGCGACCTATTGCTGGGAGTTTGGCGAGGATTACAAGCGATACAACGCGGAGGTGATGCCGTGACTACGGTCAAAGAACGCCCCATCCTGTTCTCGGCGTCGATGGTGCGCGCCGTCCTGGAAGGCCAGAAGACGGTCACGCGACGCGAAGTAAAGAAACAGGCAGCGCTTGATTGCCTGGCTGCCGGTTTCGAGCCTGCCTTTCTGGCGCTGCCCGGCAACGCGGACCTTTGTCCCTATGGTCAGCCCGGCGACCGCCTGTGGGTGCGCGAGGCCTGGGCAGCAGACGCCCAGCTCGACGCGATCGCGCCGCGAGAACTCAGCCAAGGCGAGCCCATCCGGTACCCTGCAGATGGTGCCACGCGGCAGACCGGTTGCTCGATGATCACTCCAGGCAAAACCCGCCCTTCCATCCACATGCCGCGCTGGACGAGCCGCATCCTGCTGGAGATCACCGACGTACGCGTCGAGCGACTGCAGGATATCAGCCGTGCCGATATCAGAGCAGAGGGCCTGCAATGCCCACCTGAGTTCGCAAGCGATGACGTATCGCCCAATTATCGCGACTGGTACCCGACTGCATGGCGTGAACTCTGGGAGTCCACCGGCGGTGACTGGAACAGCAACCCATGGGTCTGAATCGTCGAGTTCAAGCGGGTGACGCCATGACGAAAGAGGAAATCGCAGAGCTTGGCCCAAAGGTCGCAATTGCGATCGAGGCCGGCAAGGCAGCAGCGGCAGCG